GTTCCAGCCCTCTTTGTGGCATTGAGCAAATTGCTCAATCCATCTAATGTCTTTTTTGAATTTCCTTGAAAGAAAACTTCTAATTGTGCGCGATTATCTTGTAAATACTTATTAAAAACATCAGGTCTAAATTGAATATCTCCTGCTGCATTTGTAAAACGAGAATTTTCAGCAGCATTTGCAAGAATTGCGCGCTGTGCATTGACACGGCCAGATGGCGGCAAGTTTTTATGAAGCAATTTCAAGTCGCTTGGTTTCTGACTAAACAACAATTGCGCAATAGTTTCAGGAGCTGCTTTTCCTTCTTTCAATGCTTTACTTAAAGCATTGTTGTTTAACTCTCCATTCAGTTCTGATAATATTTTATTTGCAACATTCCATTTTGTTAAATCATTTGCCCCTCCATTGACTGCAATGAAATTGCTCATGTCATCTTTTAGAGGTCCATACAATGTGCGTGCAGTTTTATCTGCTTCTGTTTTGACAGCGGCCAATCCAACATCATCCATCCAATTGCCAAGCACTTTACGATTAGACTCAACTGCGCTGATGTTTGGATTGTTTTGCAGATTAACTTTTAACTCTTCAAGCCTTCCAATCAAAGGCTGAGAACCTGTAATGGATGATAGTCGTCCAATTTCTTGATCAATTGCAGCGATAGTGTTTGGCACAGGCATATTGCCCAGCGTATCCAATGGCTCAAACACAGATTTCTTCATGTTTGTATACTTGGACACATCAGCGCCACGTTTTGCAATGAATGCGTCAGTTACAGGCTTTAAAGCTGCATCTTTCAATGCATTGACATTAGTTCCGAACTCATTAAAGACTTTTTGTACTGCTTCAATGCGTTTTTCTTGTTGTTTTGCACGAATACCAGATGTGCCTAACAAGGTACGTTCGCCTATTTTTTGGGCGATTTGTCCCATAAATGTGGATGGAGGACGTACATCAGAAGTCAAAACTGGAACGCCAAATTGTTCGCCAGTTTGCACAATGTCACGCGCCGCTTGTGATGGTGGAACTCGAACGCTAGGAGTAGCCATGCGTGCGCCAGCAACGCCAGCGGCAAGTGCTGCGCCAGTTGCCGCCAATGGAGAGCCGCCACGTTCTTGCACAGCTTGCGCAGCCCCACCGGAAGCAGCTCCACCGGCCAATTGCGCGGCTGGTTGAGCGGCCAATGAACGGCCTACAGCTTGAGTAACTGGACTTCTTGCTGCCGTTGCAAGAGTTTTTCCAAGCCCAATTGCTCCTCCAGCACTTCCTACGCCTGATGCCATAGATTGCACAATGCGTTCTTCTTCAGTTTGTGGCAAAGGCACGCCAGCACGTGTCAACAATTCGTTAATTACATCTGTTGGGCGAGTTAATTGCGTGCCAAATGTATTGTTTACCAAATCAATAATTGGATCGCCAATGAAAGTAGTCACACCAGCCGCAGCGGCTCCGGCTGCTGCGCCAGGAATTGCGCCTACGCCGAGAATTGGAGCGCCAATAATGCCACCAAGCGCTGCTCCACCAGCAATAGGAGCAAGCCCTCGTGTTACAGCTCCAGACAAGCCTGCCACAGTTGTTTGCGGCGCTTCTTGCGCAGGTTGTGCTGGCGCAGGTTGTGTCTCTGGAACCAACTTGCGTTTTCTGGCTTCTTGCAATAATTCAGCCTTATCAGGTGGCAAAATTCCTCTGCGTTCAGCTTCTAACAGCAATTCAATATCCATTTTATTTGCCTTTATATATTGCAATTACTTATTCAGCATTTGCAGCAATTCCGCATCTGACATCTTGTCAAATTTGGAGCTTGGTGTTGGTGCTGATGGTTTGCTCGCTGTTACGCCTGTTGTTGGTGGCAACATGCCTGATGTGATCATGCGATTTTTTGCAGCAGTCCATCCAGCTAAACGCTCCCCAAGAGGTTTATTTGGATTGGAAATGTCTCCAAGTTGAGACACGATAAATTCTCGATCAGCGTTTGATACGCCTGCTCCAAGTTTTCCGCCCATCAAATCCAAAGTAATTGCATTTGCAGCAGTTGCCAATTCATTGATTGCTTTTCTGCCTTCAGTAGTAGCTCCAAAGAATCTTAAAACCTCTGAGCCAAGTGTTTCCATCGTTCCACTGGTGGATTTTTGAATCAATTTTGAAATATCATCTTGTCCAGTTACAGGATCATATCCAGCTGTCTTTAGTGCTTTGATTGCAGATTGTTGTTGTTTATTGTCAGCTGCGGCATTCAATGGAATAAACCCACCTTGTGGATTTGCTTTTGTTGGCGCAATGACAAAACCGCCCATTTGCGCATTAAATTCTGGAACTGGGCCTTTATCTGCTTTTTCCTTGAGCTGAGTTAATTCAAATGTTGCTTTTGAGCTTTGCGCATTTTTCAAAGCCAACTCGGCCTTTTGAATACGCTCTGCAAATCTTGCTTTGATTTCTTGCTCATCCGCTGCACTGGTTGATTTACGCAATTCAGCCTCTTGCAGTGCATCAAGTCTTTTCAGTTTGATAGTTGCTTCATTCAACTTTGCTTCAGCCTCTCCAGCCTCCGCCAAAGCCTTGCGCTGTTCAACAGGCTTTTTGAATGCTTCCCAAGCATTGGTAACCAAAGCTTTCCCTTTATCACCCATGCTTGTTAGCGTGGATGCCATGGTAACTTGAGCTAGTTCAGGAGTTGTCTCAATGCTTTTACGAATAGCTTGCAATGCTTGAATATCTTGTGCAGGCGCTCCTGAATTTTGCATAGCTGCCAATTGCTCATCGACTTTTGCCAATGACAACTCTGGTTTTCCAGCAACCAATGGATACCAAACGCTAAAGATATTTTGTCGAGTGGCCTCTTGTTGCGCATCTGTGCGCTGTTGAAATTGTGCAAGTGCAGCCTTTTGAGGATCAATGGCAAAGCTCAAGCGCTCAAATACATCTGGCTTTGCATCTGGCTTCATTGCTTCAGCATACAAAGCCTGTAGTTCTTGTTGCTTTTGCTGCGCAGCTTGCGCTGCGGCCATATCTTGCTCACGCTTACGCAAAGCATCAACCATTTGGATGCCTTGCAGAAAAGATTGCTGCGGGCTGGCGATTTCGCCAATTGTGTAATCGTATGGTGCTGGCATGGTTTATATTCCTGAAATCATCAACGCCAAATTACCTAAGAATGGATTGTTTTTATCAGTGATGGAGCCATAAGCACTTCCAGCACCTTGCCCAAGCGCATTGATCATTTCCAACTTGGCGCGGTTTTGTCCCAAAATACCGCCAGCCCTAGCTGCGCCCATTTGGCCAAACAGATCAGAAATTCCACGCCCAGTTTGCATACCTGCAGATCCAACGCCAGCCGCACTTTGCTGGCCCAATGTAGTCATTCCGCCAAGTCGAGAGTATTGATCCTGAATTGCTTGTGCAAGCATCTGCGGCCTGAACTGAGCCATAGCGCCTTGCAGATTTCCACCGCGCAAACCGCCAGTCGCCGATGCGTTTTGCAGCATGGCGTTCTCGCCTTGTTGCAGCATGGCCTGAAAGCCTGGCTGATTCTGGATTGCATTGATTGCTGCTTGTTGTTCTTCTGCACCTGACAAACCGAGCAATGCTTGCTGTTGCTTCAGGGCTGGCAAACCGGCTTGAGTGTATGGCTCCAGCAATCGACGTAGCTCATCAAACTGACGGCGCTGTTCATCAATCCCCATTTGGTAGGATTGTTGTTGCGCGCTTGATGCTTGGCTGGCGGCTTTGCGCTTTTGTTCAGCGCCAATCAAACTCAATCCAACTGATGCAATTGCAGCCCACGGCATGATTATTCTCCTTGAATCAGAGCATGATCGATATGCTCTGCATCGGTTTCATTGGTTGCATGAACGCAAAACCATACGATATCTGTCACTGCCAGTACGCCGTGAGGAATTCCAGCTTTGATCGTGATGCAAGCAGGCCCGGTGTATTCTGTAACCGTTTCTCCATTAGTTACAGCTGCTTTACCACTGGCCAAGATGCTCAAATGGTCATAGGTGTGCGCGTGCTGTTGCAAAATGACGCCAGCAGGAATAATGGTTTCCTTTGCATACACGCCGCCCCCAAAATGGTGCTCGATCTTGCAACCAGCAGCATCAAATAGTTCTTGGCCTTGCATCAAGTCACCTCACGCCCGGATGCGCTGATTGTAAGCGCGGAAGCCGCACCGGCAAGGGTAGAAATGAATCCACCAGATTCCAGCGTTTGCCCTACCAACTCGGGGCAGTTGTAGGTTTCGTTCGGCGTGATGCTTTTCAGGCTCAGCACTCGATTCGATGCGCTGGCAGAACCACCGGATGCGACTAGGTTCACGCTAAATTGCACAGTGCTGGCATTGGTGTTTGTCACCGTGAATTTGTCGATGATGGTCTTGCAGTTCACGGCGGTATATTGCGCAGTCTGCGCGTTTTCGGCCTGTTTGCGCGGGATGATGTTGACGACTGTAACGGTCATGGATGCCTCACGAAATGTTGTTTGTGACGGTCAAGATAATTGACGGAATTGCTGGAACCGGGGCGACTGCAGCCTGAGATAGTATTTGCACAGATGTATCTGAAGCAGAGTAGACCAGCTCGAAATAGTCTCCATCCTTCATGGATAGCACAAAATTCCAAGCTGCCACCAATTCTCCGTCTGTACCTTTCAAGCGCACTTGGCTGGCAGAGTTGGCCACATCAACGCCATTCACGCGGCACCAAATGAAAATGACATGATTGCCGAAGCTGGTGTTGTCTAGCTGCGCCGAGAACTGAAAGTCATACACGCCAGGCTCATCCACGTAGATGTGCGATGTAGTAGCCCCGCGATAAACGCCAAAGCTCAAATCTGTACTATTGAACGTGATCGGATAGGCTGTATTGATGGCAGCCGGTACCTGCGTCGTGGTGTCATAGAACACGCCGTAACGCTTTCTTTTCTCAGGTTGAGGCGGAGGTAGCAACAATGCCGCATCGTCGCTTATGCGCGATTCTGGCGGCGCTGTTGCCAGCAGTTCTAAAGCCTGCGCAATGCGATCCAATGAATCCAATGCGGAATTTGCATTGCTCTGCGCAATCCCAGTATCCAACATCAGTTGGTCAATCTGATCTGGCAGCAACTCGCCAGCATTGGCCGTGATTTGCTCAAAGACCTTGATGGATTCGTGGTCTGGCAGAAACTTGGCGAGCTGGTTTCGCGTGAGCTTGGTGAACTTATACATTCAGCGGCTCCAGCGTGGCCTCAAGCCGCATCACTGACAAATGAGCATCGCTGATGCCTTGAAAGCGCTGCGCCCGCCATTGGCGCATCGTGCCGCATTGCAGCCACCGAATGCGTTTTCCACGGTTGCCAATGCTGCCAGTGTTGCATGGCCGGAGTTGGCTCCAAGTCTCCCCGTCCAGCGTGTAGCTTGTCCAAATAGCAGGATTGGCGCCAAGCGCCACACGGCCAGGCAAAGCCACTAGCTCTAGCTCATGGAAAATTGCGCCCTTGGCCTCGTTGTAGATCATCTGAGTGCCGAATTCCCAAGCCACAGGCTGGCCCCAATGCGTCGAGATGTTTTCAACGATGCGGCCATGCACGGCGCTGGACGGATTGCCAACTAGCCATTGGTCATAGCAGTAGACAAAATGCCGCGCCAAGTATTGGCCAGTCTCAGTCAAAGAACTGACCAATTCAAACCATACCTGCGCTTGCATCGATTGAGATGC